TGCTAAGGAAGTACGTGACGACATCCCAGCACAATTATCTGAGGGTGAGTACGTAGTCCCTGCTGATGTTGTTCGTTTCTTCGGTGTAAAATACTTTGAAGATTTACGTATGGAAGCAAAGATGGGCTTGCAGAAGATGGAACAAGATGGTAGAATTGGTGGAGAGCCAATGGCACAACCAATGGGTCAACCAATGTCAAGTTCTGCTGGAGGTAGCCCTCAAGTTACAGATTCAGATCTTGCACAGTTAGAACAGATGTTATCTACAGGTGTAGCTGATGGTGGTCTTATGGATAAGATGGTCATGGCAGCTAAGAATGATCGTGTTATTAATGAAAGAATGAATGCTAATGGTATGTCTGTTGGGTTTGCTGAAGGTGGTATGACCACTGATGCTTCTGCATCTTATGCTGATCCTACTAAAGTTGACGCAATCATCAGTAAAGTAATGGCTGCAGTTCAACAGAAGCCAGAGTTACTAGAAGAACTTTCTAAGCGTGGTATTAAAGTTAGTCGCACTACTCCTCAAATGAATGCAGGTGCAATGCAAAAAGCTAACTCTCCTGCTCAGACAACTAATCCAGCAACTAATACTGAAGAACCTCAAAGCACACGAAATGCTCCCCCTGTTATGCCTCAACCTATTAAGGCAGATAAGGGTGTTTTAGCTTTACCTGGTATTGAATCTATACCTAATCAAAGTTTAGATCTTAATCAAAGTAACAAAAGTTTTGCTACTTCATCTAGTACTGGAATACCTTCTTATTTTTCTACACCTGGTGGTAGTTATATTAATGCTAGTGCTACAGGTTATCAACCAACTGAAACTGAAGATACAGGTACAGGAGGTGTTGCTTCTGCAATTACATCCACTGCAGAAAGTTGTGCAGCTGTTGGTATGCGTTTTGACCCTGAAACAAATTCATGTGTTTTAGCTCCCATTAATAATGATAATGATAGTGGACCAATAACCCCTGAGCCAGTAGAATTTAAATTTGAAAAACCTGAAGTAGATTACTTCAGTATGACCCCAAAAGAATTAGCAGATGTTTCTGCTGGTAAAATAAATGCATTCACTAAAAAAGCAGTTTCAGGTTTAGGTCTGTTAGCGGGAGGTACAGCACTTGGTGCTATTGCTCTTGGTTCAAATCTATACACTTCTTATACTGAAGGAACAGCAATCTCTGATATGATGACTAGACAAATGGTTGCTGAATCTCGTGGCCTTACTGCAGAAGCTGCTACAATAGGTAAAGCAATAGAAGCTGCTTATAATAGTGCAAGCTTTCTTGTACAAGGGGCTTATAATCTTGGTCTTATTAATGGTCAAGATAACTTTGCACAACAGATTGCCGCAAATTCAGATAATATGGAAAACTTTAAGTTAGATGAAAGTAAGTACAAAAAAGATTCAGCTGCTTTAAAGAGAGCAAGAGAAGCTGTAGCAAGAGCAGAGGCAAGAAAACAAAAAATAAAAGATGAAAAAGATCAAGCCGCAATAGCCGCCGCCGCACGAGCTTCTGCATATGTAGATTCAGGTGGTGGTGGGAATGATGACTATGTATACACTCCAGGTGGTGGTGGTGGTGTAAGAAGTGGTGGTGATAACACATCAGGTAGTGGCAATACTTCTACGCCAGGTCAAGGATTTATTGATCGATCAACTGCATCGCTAGGTAACGCAAAAGGCGGTCTAATAGCTCGTCCTAAGAAGAAGAAGAAAAAGTAAACTAACTACAAGGCTACCCAGCAATAATGCTGGCCCCAAAACAAGGAACTAACTATGCCAGAACTAAATACAATAAAATCCCCAAAGTCTGCAGGATTTGTAGATCGTGGATATAACAATAATAAAAAACGTGCAGCTATGGAAGCTGAAGAAAAAGAAATAGCAAAACTAGAGGCAGAGGCTCGTGGAGAAGAGTACGAAGAGGAATCCGATGGCGAGGGATCTGAGGCAACCGAAGTATCGGATGCAAGTAATTCCAAACAAGAAAAAACCACAGAGGAAAGTGAAACATCGGAAGATGACTCAAAACTAAGTGGTGAAGAAAAATCTTTTAAGAAACGTTATGGTGATCTTCGTCGTCATATGGCTGACAAAGAAAAAGACTGGAACGAACGTTTTGAAAAATTAGAAAATTCTGGTAGTATTGTACCTCCTAAGTCTGATGAAGACATTGAAGCGTGGGCTGCAGAATATCCTGATGTAGCGGGCATAGTAGAAAAAATTGCTGCTAAGAAAGCTCAAGAGTTATTTAATAAAGCTGACTCTCGTTTGCAAAAACTCGATGAGTTACAAAATGATGTCGTGCGTAAATCAGCAGAGACAACTATTATGGAGTCACATCCAGACTTTGTAAAGATCCGTGAGTCGGATGAGTTCCATAGTTGGGCTGATGAGCAACCTAAATGGGTTCAAGATGCTGTCTATGAGAATGCTGATGATCCGCATTCTGTAGTTAGAGTTATTGACTTATACAAAGGTGACAAGGGATTAACTAAAGAAGCTAAGAAAGCTGGCACAAAGGCAGCTGCTTCTATGGTTAGTAAGACTTCAAAAACTAGGGTAGATGCTGAAGACTCTAACGGACAAATCCGTGAGTCGGACGTTGCAAAAATGTCTAGCAAAGAGTTTGAAGATAATATGGATGCAATTAATAAAGCCATGCGTGGTCAAAAATTCATCTATGATATTTCTGGAAATGCACGTTAACTCTTGACATCTCCATAAATACAAGTATAACTAAAAGCAGATTACAATGAGCCTCCATTAGGACTACCTCGTACTCTACTTCCCAAAACTGAAAAGCACTATTAAGAACTACCTGATTAAGTATAGGCCCAAGTCTATATCGGTTGGCCGACTGATTTAACTTGCACCCTAGAAAACTCTCAGCCTCTTTACAATGTTGTTTAGTTTATTGAGTGAGGTGCACTGCAACTGACTCTTAAATGAGATGTGTATCTCAATTTCATAAAGCCTAACACTTAACAGGAGGATTTATCCAATGGCTTTCGCAACCGCATCAGGTTATGGCAATCTACCAAATGGTAATTTTAGCCCAATAATCTATTCTAAAAAAGTACAGCTTGCATTCCGCAAGAGTACTGTCTGTGGCGACATTACGAACTCAGATTATTTTGGGGAGATTTCTGCCCAAGGTGATACAGTCCAAATTATCAAAGAGCCTGAGATTTCTGTTAAAGAATACTCACGGGGTACTCAAGTTACCGCCCAAGATCTTGATGATGAAGATTTTACATTGGTCATTGATAAGGCTAACTATTTTGCTTTTAAGATGGACGATATTGAAGAAGCTCATTCGCATGTAAACTTCATGGATCTTGCAACCAATCGTGCAGCTTATCGTTTAGCTGACAACCATGACCAAGAAGTTCTTGGCTATATGTCTGGCTATGCACAAGCTGATCTACATTCTGTAGCTACTGCCCTTAACACAACTGTTAATGGTACTAAAGCTGTAACTTCTGCAGGTGCTAACGAATTACTTGCTTCTATGCAGTTGCATAAAGGTGACTTCGGTAACATCACTACTACCTCAGCTGGTACTCACTCAATTCCTGTGACTGCCCGTATGCCAGGTGCAACATCACTTCCAACTGCTACTGTTTCTCCTGCGATGATAATCTCACGCATGAAACGTTTGCTCGACCAACAGCAAGTTGACTCACAAGGTCGCTGGCTGGTAGTTGATCCAGTGTTTATGGAAATCTTAGCTGACGAAGATTCACGCCTAATGCAATCTGATTGGGGTGAAGCTGGTGGACTGCGTAATGGTTTGACCCTGAATAACTTCCACGGTTTCCGTGTATATACTTCATCCAATCTGCCTGCTGTAGGCACAGGATCGGGTACTTCAGGTACTGCAAATCAATTGACTAACTTCGGTGTTATCGTAGCTGGTCATGATTCTTCTGTAGCAACTGCTGAGCAGATCAATAAGACAGAATCATATCGTGACCCTGACAGCTTTGCTGACATTGTTCGTGGTATGCACCTATACGGTAGGAAGATTCTTCGTCCTGAAGCAATCGTAACTGCTCGTTATAACGCAGCTTAAGGG